ATCTTTTACAAATTGAGCGGTAATAATAGATTCTACCGTAGATGCATCTACGAAATCTCCATTTCCAGCAATATCTTCGTTAAATCCAGTAGGATTATAAGGCCCATTAAATACAGCAGAATATCTACATCTATTAGGATATTTTATAGAAACTCCATTAACTAATTCAACTGTATTAAGAAAAATCATTCTATTTTTAAATTGCAGAATAATTTGAGTAGTTTGAATATAATTATTTCCTGTAAAATATATAGTAGCTCCTGCTGTTGTTCCTGAAAATGTATAAGCTCCTGTTGTGGTGTCAAAAGTTCCATTTCCTATAGGACCAACTTGATAATTAGATGAAGGAGATAATGCACCAGATGTTGTTACTACAGTAAATGTTGTAGTTATTGTAGGACTCACCAAATTAAATTGTTGTCCAATAAATCCAGTACCACCCGGCACAGTTCCAGAGGTTGCTGTTCCTAGATTTTCACCTATAGTATAGTTCAATACGGGCTTAGTCCATGTTGTACCATCCCAATAACGTATACCATCATTTACGGTAAAATTTGTAGTCCATAAAGCTGTTATTCCTGTAATAAAATTTGTATAGGGATTAGACCAAAAGAATTCATAATCTGTTCCCGTCCATATTGATACACCAGGAGTTAAACGAGCCCATACATTATTTATAACATCATAGATATAAGCAAATTGTGTATCGAAGGCTATAGTTCCGTATAAATTTGTTTGATCTTGATAAAATAGTGAAATACCCATAACTGGAGTTGCTGAATAGAAGAAAACTTCTGTAACCGCATTCGATCCCATTATAACAAATGCACCGGTAGAAGTATTGTAGGTACATGTAGCGGCAGACGTAGAAAGACAATTTCCTGGAGTTCCTGTTTGATAGACTGTAAAAATATCAGTCCCACAACTAAATAATTGCCCTATAGCAAATACTACTCCTGGAACTGTTCCTGATAAGTTACCTGAACCATCAGTAGTACCAACAGAAACTCGTAATCGAGATCCAGTTTGACCATCTCCAGTTGGTATGGTTCCAAATCTTTTTTTAACTCTCCCCCGTAAAACATAGACATTAGTTAAAGTTTCGAAAGCATTATCTGCTATAAGCCACGCTTTTGTACTACTCTGGAAACCTGAATTATTATCGTTATAACCTATGAGAAATTTATCATATGCCATTATATACTCCCTATCGCCATCCAATAAACACTTGTAGAATAACCAGAATTGGGAACGGTCAATACAAAATTAGTTGTTGTGGGACTTGATATATAAGCTGCAGCACTTTGATTAGAATAGTTCCCATTTGCAGTAAAATAAATTTGATACGGTGTTGTTCCAAAAATAGGAAATCCACTCCCCGTAGGGAAAGTAATAGTGTTGAATCCTGAAGAAACAATTCCTGTTGCTAATCCCCATACCATGAAAACAGTAGTCGACATAAAAGAATATCCCGGACTTGCAGCGCCAGCTCCTCCCCCATTACCACCACCAGTTAATTGTACAATAGTTCCATTACTTGGATATCTATAAAATATCTCACCTAAATTAGGACCACTAGGAGTTGATTTACTATAGACAGCCATTTCACCAGTTACTGTTATAGGATCTGATCCCTGAAAAGGTAAACTTGTATAATTATGTTTTCCATAATTAACAGGATCATTAAATCCAATATGATTAGTATTAATTAAATCTGAAACAGCTTGGAAATTGCTTTGTATTGGAGCTTGTGTAGCAGCTATTTTCTGAGAAGATTGTGGGACATTAGTTGAAAATGTAGCCATATTATATCCTATATTCCAATTAAAGTTATATATGGTTGTAAAAAAGAACTATTTGAAGTTGTTAACCCTAAATTATATATAAGAGCAGTTGTATTACTTGTTACCGTAGCACCATAATTTGTTTGTCCTGTATTCTGCGCTACTGCAGCAGTTAGTTGTATATTAAATGGTGGTTGAGTAAATGTAGGAACCACAACTCCGTTGTTGTAGGTACCAGAAGGAAAATGTACTGTAAGTGGATTTATAGTATTTGTAAGAGTACTCGTTACAGTAAAAGATATAATTAAAATACCATTAGAAAGATATTGCCAATATCCAGAAGTTGGATAACCAAGAGGAAGTGATACCTGTGTACTAAAAATACCTCCTGACGTCGCTCCACTTCCACCATTTGAAGAATTAGAAACTCCAGTTAATTGGACAATATTACCATTATTTGGATATCGATAAAATAATTCAGCACCATTAGGATCATTAACAACTGACTTAGAATATAAAGCCATCTCACCAGATAGTGTAGATGGATCAGAACCTTGTTCTACATAACTTACAAAATTATGTTTACCGAAGGTATCGGCGGTATTAAACGGTATATGATTAATTGCTAAAAGATCGTATATGTCTTGAAAATTTCTTTGAATCGAAGATTGAGTATTATTAATCTGTTGATTTCCTTGCGGAACAGTTGGAATATACGTGTTAGATAATGACATATTACATCCCCATCAATAAAAAATTAAACGTAACTGGAGTAGAAGATGATACAGATGCATACAAAGCTACTGGCGTAGTTCCATAAGTAATAGTAGATCCACTTTGAATTCCTATACCTTGATATACATAAACACCCGTAGGAACCTTACATCCAGATGAAATAGGAGCAACAGCGGCAGGAGTTTGAAATGTTTTATATTGAGGACCTTCATTATACCAAATAATAAATACTTGAGGATTTGATGTAGATGCACAAGTAAATGTACCCCATCTAAAAATTATACCAGAAGGAAATGAACACCAACCTTCAGTTGCATTACCTCCTGATGATCCAGTAGCAGGAGTTGGCGCTGGTTGAGATATTTGTATAGAAATTTCTGAGCTTTGAGATCCTAAAGGATATTGTATAAATATTTCACATGGATTAGGTGATCCAGTAACTTGTGTAAACATAGCTATTTCAGTAGATGTAGTTCCTGGTGCAGTTCTATTAGGCATGCTTATAAAATTATGTTTACCTGTATTACTTATATTAAAACCAACATGATTAACATTAACAAACTCATTAATAGCCTGAAAATTTTCCAATATTACGGGTTGAGTCCCATTCATAGGATTAGGACTTTGAGGTGTTGTAGGTGTAAATGTATATGTAGGACCTGCCATAATATCTCCTTAATTAAAATTGGCCGCCGCCTTGACCAAATCCTGATGAATTATATCCAACACCATTCTGATTACTATAAATTGTCATAACCCTTTGCGTTGTATTCTGAACTATTGTACGTCTTAGTACTAATTCTTCTTGCTCTTTCAACGAGGGCATAATGAGATTAATAGAATCGTAATCCATGCGATCTTCAAATATTTTCTTGGCAGAATTCCACGCAATGAGCTGCCACCACTCGGCTAAATCTGGAGATTGATTCAAGGATAATAATTCTGTTGGTTGTACCCATACTTCCATATCTACTCGATATGATTGATCAGGAACAGGGCGAACTACAAAGTTACCATCATAAAATAATAATGCTTGGGGTATAGCAGGGTTTACAGGAACTGTCTGACTATTAATTGTAACGCCTGCGGCAGGTGCCGTAGAAAAAGTAACTACAAATTGACCTGTAATATAATTAATATAGTTATTAGTAGGAAATCCATTTGTCAAAAGAGTTGGTGTTGGAAGTGACAATACAGGATAACCATTGGGATTATTTAATGAATTAAATGGTTGTTCATTGGTAGTTAAAGCATTATAAAGAAGTCCAAAATGACTAGGATTACCCGTTGTTGTATCTATGATAGGTGAATCAGCCATAGCCAGACCATTAACGTTTGCATCAATAGAACTAAATAATACATTATTCTGTAGTAACGTCATAAACTGGGTACTATTTTGTGGTATATTTGCCTGCGATGTATTAATAAATCCAGTAAATGATTGAATTGTACCATTTCCAGTTTGACCAATATTAGCAATACTATTGACGATAGGATAAATTCCATAAAATTCTTCTCTTGATTGAGAAAATAAAGCATTATATCCAGCAATATATACTGGAGAATCAGTTACCAAATATTTATTAGTAAAGTTATATAATGGACTAGCTGGACTTATATTAGTCGAATATCTATCGATAAAAGGTAATGTGTAAAATGTAAATGTACTTTTCAAATTGAATAAACGTAAAGTCTCAGGGAAATCATAGAGCACATATGTATTAATGTATTGATCTAATTGTAGTGTAGAAAGTTGTGCTTCAGATAGACTTCTCGTTATTCTTCTAATTTTTTCTCGTATGGCCGCTAAACTTGTAACTGACATTTCTATCTCCTTCTAAACTGCCCGATATGGCAGAACATTTTTTGTGGCTAAATATACGGTAGAATTAATCTCTCCAATTGGTATGCACTGAGCATATTGATTAACTCCCATGGGAACTGCAAATACCCAAAAGTTTCGTGTATCAATATCAATAGAGAAACTTGTTGCATCAATTACAGTTATAGCACCAGACATTTGATTAACTTGAAACATACCGAATCCAGGCGGCAACAAAAGTCGTACAATTAGACCTGTATTATATTGATGAGCAAAAGATGTCGTAACAACTGCTGGAAAATCGTTCGTGATAGCCGTTATGATTCTCATCGCCGGTTGAAATACAGGAAATGTTTGCGCCTGGATTGACATTGTATACCTCTTACTTGGTTATAACATTCTCAACAGTTGTAATTCTATTAATATTGCCATCCATACCATCATGATCCATAAATTCTAAACTCTGGAATGCCATACGACGAATCTTTTGGCCAATGCGTTGCATAGGAGTTCCATCTTCATTTCTTCCATATTCATGAATTGGATACCACGTATTATTATTAATATGTTTTGCTACACCAAGTGGAATGGTATATACCTGATTATCATATAATTCAAATTTTTCTAATGGATCTTCAGCATATATCTTGATACAAAAACCAACCATTCCTCCTGGAACTTCATAGTATTTAAATACGCCTTTAACCATTTGTCGATCTCTATCTCGGTCTAACTTTAATTTTTTAGCCATCTCATCACGTGTTGTTTGTGATAATGTTGAACGACTTTTTGTCATATTTTTCGTTGTCATAAGATTTTCCTTTTATAATTAACAATAAGATATTTATTCAGGGCAGCATAACACCACCCTGAATAAATAGGTTTTAAGCAAATATGCCGCTATTATTTACACTAAAGGATTTACCAGCAACCCAGAAAATATTATCACCAAATGATCCAGCTGGACCGGTAGTTCCAGCACCTAATATCATGCCAATTTGACCTGTATTATTTGTTGCATCTGATAAAATATTAAGGTTATCTGACAATGCCAATGCAGTATCTTCTCCAACAGGAGCTACACTTGCATATGTAAATGGATATGCAGCAGATAAAGTAGATGATGAAGGATATGCACCCAATGAAGATGAATTAACATCAACTGTAATTGTGTTATTAGGGTAGGTATTTTGGAAAGATGTAATATTACCTAGTACACCATTTAATTGTGACCAAGCTCCATATGCTGCACCAAAATTCAATCGAACACTTTGACCAACTTGATAATTATGAGCAACTGTTAATTCAAAGATAGTTGAATTGCCACTTGGAGTAGCAGTTGAAATATATCGACTCGGCGGATAGAAAATAGGACTTGAATTCACTACCATAAACGAACCGGTTGTACCTGCAATATTTAACTGGGCCGCATAATCTAAACTAAAGGTAGTTGAAGATAAAGTGTTACCACCAACACTAAAATCAATGCTGCTTAATTGCTTTGCAACACCAATATTAAATAATCGTACAACTTGACCTGCAATAATACCATTAGTTCCTGAATTGGTAACAACTGGAACAGATGCAGTACTTACAGCAGTAATAGTATTCATGATTACACCATATGAAATTAATGATGAATCAAAATAAGTAAAACCATTACCAGAAATATATGCTACTAAGTTAGCACCCGCATTTGCAGAACCAGCTTTTTTATATTGCCATGAAAAACCAGCATCGAAACCTCTTTGCCAATAATATTCAACCCCTACAGGAGTAGTTTGACCGTTGGAAGCTACTGTCGTATTATAAACTCTCATCCAATCTACACCAGCACGAAGAGGAATAGTTGCTGCTACACCGGCAGAGAAGAATTGACCTTGTTGAATAATTGTATTATCTGACATATTATTCCTTTCTTAAGCTAAAGTGGTACGTAAATTTAATACCCATAGATCATTTGTGATCTTTGGAACTTCAGCAAATTTATAACCAACAGATGCGTTTAATGCTAATGGTCCATCATATATTGGTGGTCTATAGATGAAGGAAGCAGAGTAACCATCTTGTTCGATACAAGCATAAGCCTCCATACCAACACAGAAAATATTATATACAATCTGTCCTAATGCAGATGCAGCTGGAGTTTGAGAACCAATTGATGAAATTAAGAATCTCAAGTTACCAATAGCGCCCCATTCTGAGCGCAATGCGTTCATTGGAGAAGGATATTGAGACTTGTTCGTAAATCCATTAACGTTATCAAAATTACCAATAAGTGCTGTGCTACATAATGCAAAATAAGCATCACGAACAGGCGCTGTACCAAATTTATCTTCACCTTCGATATTATCCATAATTGTGTAAGCATTGTTACCAAGTAACGCTTCTACAACTACGTCAACGTCTGCACGTGAAATCTCTGTTGGGTTGTCACCATTAACACCACCAGTACAGTTAATAAATGATGCAGTTGATGCAAGCATATCACGTGTTAACTGATCTTCTGTTTGTCTACACTCTGTTACTTTTTTGACCAATAATTTATTGGCGGATGGTCTTGTTAATCCCATCTCAGTAAATTTCTCTACTGTTCGGACTATCGCATACGCATTTAATGCGTCCTCACCGCTTAGTCTCTGCGGGTCTTGACTTATCTTCTTTTGCCTTGTCTCAAATTATATCCAATATTTTGCCTTATATTATTATCAAAAAACAAGCAGCTCAGAAACTTATTGAGTTCTACAATACAACTATTCCAAATGGCGGAGATCGCCACTCTCAATCTTTCAAGCAAATGTATGCTGAAAAATTGAAGGAAAGAGAAATTATTGTAGATCAAATTCATAAGCTTAATCTCAAAGGTCTAAAGAAATAATCAAGTTCCCTCTGGTTGCCATAGGCATAAGCCCTTAGGTTTTCCAAGGTATTCAGGCAAGGTTTAATGTCCCCAAGACAACGTAGTAGGGACACACCAAGACGAGCAGCACACTCATTTAAAACAGGGTCCTGATTTTGTAGGGTCACCTGTTCATTAAGCTGCACATAGGTCAAAATCACGTCTTGATTCATACGGCACCTATTATGCTTTACCGTAAAAACTGATTTGAGCATCAATGTCTACCGCTGTCAAATTTTGAGCTGGAGGAGTCACACCAGAATTTCCTAGTGGAACCATAGCTGTTGACAATGGATTGTATCTTCGCATACGTAATGTTGTACCACCATTTCTCGGCATAACTTTTAACATCGCCGGTATTTTGTGGATCATATTAGGCACTGGAACACTCAGAAGCTTATAACTAAAGCTTTGTTGGACCGGTGCTGGTAATGTACTAGTCGTTGTAATAGACATAGCTTCTCCCATAAATTATTGTAAATATGACTGTAAATATGAACTGGCGAAGTTCAAGATCACGCCGAAGGTTGTGTGAAGCACGACTTCACGATGTACGTTATGAATACATTACTATATACATACATTAATGCGCAAATAAAAGACAAAAAAAGGGACCCCGAAGGATCCCCTAACAAAGTATATGTAATATCTTAAGAGACTCGAACTCTTATGCACACCGATCAGCAGTGAGATTTTCCAATTAATGTAAAGATATTAACAATTACATCATACCAGGCATTGGTCCCATAGGTCCATTATTTCCTGTAGTTGCAGCCTTTTTATCTTCAACTTCAGTAGAAATAATAGCTTCTGTGGTTAACAATAAACCTGCGATTGAAGCAGCATTTTGTAATGCACAACGCGTCACTTTTACCGGATCAATAATACCTAAAGATATCATATCACCATAAACTCCGGTCTTAGCATCAAAGCCGAAATTAACGCCCCCCTGACGAACTCTTTCAACAGTTAACGATGCTTCGTATCCAGCATTAGCTACAATCGTTCTTAATGGATATTCAAGAGACTTCTTGATGATTTGAATACCTAAAAGAATATCTCCTGTGTGATCAAACTCAAGGTCTGTAACTGCTTGTTGTGCATGTAGTAAAGCGCAACCACCACCAGCAATAATACCTTCTTTGACGGCTGCTCGAGTTGCACTTAAAGCATCATCAATACGATCTTTGATTTCACGCATTTCAACTTCAGTTGCAGCACCAACTTTAATAACTGCTACACCGCCTGATAATTTTGCTAATCGTTCTTGTAGTTTTTCTTTATCAAATTCAGATGTAGAATTATCTAGTTGACTCTTGATCTGAAGGACTCGCTCTCCAATCGCCTCAGATGAGCCATTGCCCTGTACAATAGTTGTGTTCTCTTTCGTAATAACAACTTTCTTAGCTGTTCCGAAATCTTCAAGTAATATAGATTCAAGAGTAATCCCTACATTATCTGATATAAGCTTACCGCCTGTCATGATAGCAATATCTTCAAGCATAGCGATACGTCTATCACCAAATGCTGGAGCTTTTACCGCACATGACTTCAAGGATCCCCGAAGCTTATTGACTACCATAGTTGAAAGAGCTTCACCTTCAACGTCTTCAGCTATAATTAAAAGAGTTCTTCCAGCACGAGCTGCGATTTCCATAGCTGGCACAATCGCCTTCATATTAGTTATTTTTTTATCATAGACTAAAATTAAAGGGTCATTGAATTCAACAATGTTTTTATCGGAATCAGTAATAAAATATGGAGACATGTAACCACGGTCAAACTGCATACCCTCAACCACAACAAGTTCACTTTCCATTCCCTTTGCTTCTTCAACAGTAATAACACCATCCAATCCCACTTTTTCCATTGCCATAGCTATTTTCTTGCCTATTTCAAGGTCACTATTGGCTGAAATTGAGGCTATTTGTTGGATTTCTTGGTTATTTTTAATCTGTTGAGCAGATTCTTTTAATGTTTTTACCACTTGTGCAACCGCAAGATCGATCCCTTGTTTTAATTCCATAGGATTAGCACCAGCTGTTACATATTTATTACCTTCTGTAAAAATAGCTTGCGCTAACACGGTCGCTGTTGTTGTTCCATCGCCTGCAACTTCTGCGGTCTTTGAAGCAACTTCACGAACCATTTGAGCACCCATATTTTCTAATGGATCTTTTAAGTCAATCTCACGAGCTACAGTTACACCATCTTTTGTGATTAATGGCGAACCAAAGTTTCTATCAAAGGCAACATTACGCCCTTTAGGCCCGAGAGTAACTTTAACCGTATCAGCAAGAATATTAATACCTTGTAATAATTTCATACGAGCTTCTTGCCCGAATACAATACGTTTAGACATGCATAACCCCTAGAATCTCTTCTTCTTTTAATACAACAAATTTATCATCTAAATTAATACCAAAGTATTTCTTAAAGAAAACTTTATCGCCTGCAACTAGTTGTTCTGATTTTCCGGCATGAATAACAAGCGCTTGTTGGCTTTTCTCTTGTGCTTCATGAGGTATGATAATACCTCCCGTTGTCGTCTTTTCTTTTTCTATAAGTTGGACAAGAACATTATCATTAATCGGTTTAAAACTTTGAAACATAAATTCCTCTTTTTTAGTTATAAAAACCTCGGGCAGATGGGATAATAAGAATATAGCGTAAACTTATTATAGGGATTGCTGCCCGAGGATATTCAGATCATATATAGTGTATAAAAAACAAAAAAAAAGGCCACTCTATTAAAGCGGCCATCTATTTAATTTTTTGGGTCTGGACTCGGACATTTTTTCAAACATTTTTTAGGTCCGGTGTCAGGAGTAGGATGTCGTTCTTGATTTTTATCCACTAAATCTTTTCCAAAGAATATTTCAGCAATGTCCATACGTTCATGCGTCTCTTTTTCAATAGGGAAAAACTCATCATGGTATGTATATTCTTGCATCTCACTTTGAGATATAACTTTTTTATATTTATGCGGATGAGCATCACACGATCTAAAAGTTACCATAGTAGATAATAAAAAGCATGACAATAACGGAATACATTTCATTTTAAATCCTTACTTTTTAGAAGATTTATGACTTACAATTATATCAACAACATTACCTTTATGAACAGTTTTATATTCCATATCATCTGGAATAGTAACATTAATATGTGTTGGTACATTAAGATAGGTAGGTTGAATTTCTTGTGAAGCTAAGTATCTTCTTTCGCTTCTTTGGCTTACGGGAGTTGTCCCATTACGTTCTTGATATTCTAAAAACTTTTGCATAAAAGAAATACGTCTATTTATACATTCTTGATCTTCTTGCTCACATATTTGAAACTTAAAATCTTCAGGTAACTTACCTTGTGGTTCATAAGGCTCTTGGCAGGCATATGATATTGATGCTGTAAGGAGCACCATTAATAAACTATATAACTTTGTCATGAATTGTCCCTTGTGTCGTAGAATATAAGATAATATCGCATGCAAGTATATCATCATTATAACCATTGGTAAACGTTTCTAATTGTAACTATTTTGTTGGTTTATCGTTGCGTTCAAAATGATTTGCATCTGCACGTTTAAAGTTTATGCCATTACGATTGCATGGACTTAATGATTCCCAATAGCGTGCAAATATTTCATAGTCTTCGCTTTTATCTAAATATTCACCTTTCTCATTGAAGATATTCAGATCGATTGCTAATCGTTGGCAATGAAGACTATCAATAATACCCTTACCTTCTTTTGCATATATTGCTGCTTGTTCTGGAGATCGCATAGCTTCACCATAGGTAAATGAATATCCAGAATCATGAATAAACTTAAACAACGCTACAGTATCACGAGCAAAGAGTTGTTGTAATTCAGAAAGTTTCATTAGTATCCTTTTTTATACTGATTCATTTCTCTAAGTTTTTATGTTATAATTTACTTATAGATCAATAATATAAAATAAAGATTAAATCAAAATGATTAATACAACAATAGGTAATTGGTTCATTATTGGCGAAGAATTAAATAGAATAAGAAAAAATGGTGTAAAACATTACAGATGTATATGCACTTGCGGATTAGAATCAATAAAAACTAAATTTAGTATATATAAAACTAATGCATGTATTAAATGCTCAATCAATAAAAGATCAAAGCCTAATTTACTACCAGGTCAAATTTTTGGTAAATGGACTATTGCAAAACTAGATGATTCTATAAAAAATAGTGAACGATATTATACATGTTTATGTTCTTGCGGAAACAGCTCTTCAATAAGGGGATCAGTTCTTAGAGGAAATAAATCAAAAGAGTGTGAAACATGTAGAGTTTCAACCCATAAAATGTCCAGACATCCTTTATATAGAATTTGGAATGCTATGAATCAAAGGTGTTATAACCAAAATAATAAAGGTTATAAAAACTATGGTGGAAGAGGTATAAAGGTATGCGATTCATGGCATACCTTTATAAACTTCTTCAATGATATGGGGCAAAAACCTGTAGGATTATCAATAGATCGTATCGATAATGACGGTAATTATGAACCTTCTAATTGTCGATGGGCAACTGCAAAAGAGCAGGCAAACAACCAAAGAAGACGTAAAAACTAATAATTATTCCGAGTTGCATTCTTCATTTCTCTAAGTAATTGATTTTTAAGATCTGGAGTTAAACCATTTGCAAATGCATTGGCTTTCGATAAGGGAGAGTCACCTTGTTGTGGAGAAACTGATGCTAATGGACGAGGTTTAGCAGAGTTCTTTTGAGCAACAATCTTTTCTTGTTCATATGATTGATCTTTATAGATCCCGTATTGTTTGACCATGTCATAAGCAAGTTTAGCTTGTTTATAAATGTCTGGAGTTGCTAAAATCATATCTGCAAGATCTGGATTAACATTACGTAAAGATTGTAAATTATCTTGAGATACAACTTTATCAAAATCTGGATATTGAGACTTTATCTTAACTTCAACGGTATCTTGTGTAGATTTAGTTTTATACGAGTGTAATTCTTTCTTCAGATTACGAACTTCTTTCAAAATCTCTTTAAGATGTTTACCTTCCGCAAGTCCATCATTATCAATCCCAAGGCCTGAAAGATAATCTTCTTCTGGTTCGGTGGGTTCAGGTGAGTTTGAGGTGGGCTTATTAAATGACATAGCATATTTCATAGCCTCATCACGTTCGCGTTCAGCTCGTTCAGCACGTTCTTTAATCATGCGAAAGTTCATTTGTTGAGGAGTCTCTGATGATTCTTGTTCTTCTACTTCTTCGATCTGTTCTTCATCTTCAACTATTTCTTCCCTAACTTCCTGGGATTCTTCATGATGTGCTAACATAGGATGTTTGCTTTCTACGGGTGGCGTTACCGTTTCTTCTTGAATAATTCCATCTTGCTTCATTCTTTTATCAGCTTCTAATTGCATAGCTTTCATTTGAGCTTGTGATGCATCTGGTAACGAATTAATCGACATAGATTCCCCTTTAATATTTAACTAAGTTCACCATTTAACATACGGCATTTACGCAAAAGTGTTCCATCTGAATCTTCTAAAACAAACTGTAACAATTGTCGTTCTTCAGAAGGAAGCTCTAATGCACGATTCTTCATCATATTATATACCTGTTTGGATGGTAAAACCCATAAAAATTCACAATATTCTGTAGCATGATGGAATTTATAGACAGAATTATCATATTGAGGTGTTGGACATGATTGTCGAACTATAAAATAGTTACGAATAACATTCTTCATCTTAGGTTCTTTTTTAGTCTCAACAACAATATAAAAGTCTTGAGGAAAATCTTTCTTCCCTCGTTCAATTGCTTCAAACATATTCGCTTCATAGGTATCAAGTTGCTCTCGCATTTGTTCTTCAGCCGAATGATCTAAAACTGAAGAGTTTGCCAAAAGATCCCACGATATCTTACCAACTGTATCTCTACTCATTGCCATCCTTTAATAAAACAAAGCGCCCGGAAAAAGATTAAGGGATTAAACTTTATTCAGAGCGCTTTTGATATGTATCTTACACAACAACACATATTAGCGTTTATTTACGCTTTTTACCATTCTTTTTGGCTTCTTTAGCCTCACTATATGCTATCGCAACTGCTTGCTTAGGATTTTCTACAATAGGACCTTTTTTAGATCCTGAATGTAATTTTCCTGACTTAAACTCTTTCATCACTTTCTTCATCTTCTTTTTCATAACTTTTTTTGCCATAATTATTCTCCAATTTCACTATTTTCATCTCTAAATCCCAGAGATTCCATAAACTTATTTGGATTAAACATTTTATGAATAAATCGAGGCGATAAGTTTGCATAACCTTTATCGTCTTCTTGCATCATACGACTATCCATAACTTGTTGTTTTAATCGAGGATCAATTTGTTTATAGAAAGAACCTGCAAGAGATTCAATAACCTTAGGATGTTCTGATCGTCTTAATTTTGAACGAGAAGCTTTACGAACTCGAGGTGTTCCGTTTGCCATAATATTCCTCTTAAAAAAAGTAGACTGTTATAGTTGGCAATAACAGTCTACCGAATAAGTTATTTCACGCGAGAAGACTCTTGAGAAATAAGCATTTTATTAACATATTCCTGCCATTTTGATCGTTTGAAAGCAAGATTAGCTGGTTTGCCTAATATCTTCCAAGCTATCGCAGTAGCGGGCTTATTAGAACGCGGCATTGTTGCCATGTTACCACTTCTTCGGAACGTTATTACGTTTCGCTTCTGATTCATCCATATCCATCTGTTTATTAATACCAGAAATTGTATCATCTAGATTTGAATCAAAGCCTTTGTAAGCACCTGGCCAGTCATGATAACGAACATTTTGAGGCATGTTAGCAATAGCTGATTTATCATCAGTTAACATTCCACCATCTCTCATTTCTGATTTACGACGATTTTCCATTCCTTCATATTCGCCATGGAATCTTTTTTTAGCCATTTCTAGCCCTTCGATAGTAACTGTAGATATCTATGGATATCCACAAAGTATAACTTCTAACTATCTACACACACTGTATAGAATCGATTCTAGCTTACTTGACCAGGGACTGGTTTCGCAAGTTCTTGTTGTTCGACTTGTGAGGCATTAATTTCTTGCTGTTTTAAAGCAGAGGCCATATTCAATAAACGTTCAATATGTCCAAGATCCATATCTTCAAGTTCCTTAAGCGCTTTAATCTTATCTAACATAGCTCTTTCATCATTAGCATTTGCCTCATGAAGTTTCTGAATCGCAAGAGCACGATTCTCTTCAACTCGAGATGTTCGTTCGTTATATAATCCTTCATCAGCTTTAGCTCGGGCATGAGTAAGTTCAATTTGAGCCTGTTGTAATTGCATAGCCATTTCAGCTTGTTGTTGTTGCAACTGACTTTGAGCTTGTTCTGCTTTTGTAAGATTATCAATAATGCGTTGCTTGTTTTGTAATGTTGCTGCTTCAAGTAGATCTTCAGGAGAAATAGGAACACCCATCTCTTTAAGTTGTAGCATTTGAGCAAATTGCATTTGCTTTTGAGTAGATGTATTTAATCCTTCTTCAACATCTGCATGATATTTACCAAAAGCTTTATTATGGAACTGTTCAGTCGGTTCTTCACCCTCAAGAATCTTCTTAATCTTACCAGGAGTAAAGTTAGCTTGTATAATATCAATCATCAACTTGCCTAAAAGCTTCTGGGATCGATCAAGTTGATCAAAAAGTGATTGTAATGTTGTTAAACCAGCGCTTTGCCGTAACATGCTTAAAATACCAGCTTTGTCATCGATCGCACTGCCGAGTAGCTCATCGTTTACTCCCGACACCTCTTGAATTTCTTTAGCTAAAAGTTCTGAAAGTTGAATCATGGATGGTGGTATTTGTGGTGCTTGTATTTGCTGAACGTCTTGCATTGATGCATCTGTTTTTAGAGCAAGTCCACGACCTTGTCCAGATAAAAATACATCTTTTGGATTAACAAGAGCATTCTCTTTATAAATCCATCCCGAATTAATTTGGGATTCTAGAATATCCAATTCTATGACACGACGTCGGTTATATAAATATTGTGCATCTCGCAATCCACGAACAACACCTTGGATTCGCCAAGGGAAATAGGGCATTTGAGGGGCGTAGTAAGCCAACACAGGAACAAAAGGATATTGATCAATACCCATAGGATTCGGGCCGTCATACATTACCTTTCCTTGAACTACAATCGCCATTCTTACAGTTGGTATTTCTTGCTCAATCATGGTGACTGAAGGATATGTTTGTAAAAATAACTCTAAACGATCATCTTTATCATTTTTCCACTCCATGGTCTCACCGGTTTCTGAATCAACAAGCATCTTCTGCGTTCGATAATCACGATAATAAAACTCATCATATGTTAGAAGATTCTTCATACCATAGTTATATGATTCAGGCATAAACTGAAACTTACCATCACGACCAGTTCCAGAATCCAATCCAATAAGACCAATGATCTCTTCTGATTTATCTGGTAAGAGTGATATACATTCACGTTTGGTTAAGAATGATCTTTTCCATAAAGCATTACAATCAGAAAGATCAGTCTTGCGAAAATAAGGATCAATAAGAAATGAATTATATGAACAGTTATCAACTTTTATATTCCCCGAAACAGGATCACTTCTATAATCCACCCAAACTTGTAATAGATTCATACCAGTTACAAGAGCACCATGAAATGATTCTGATATCGTATCTAAGATGCCTTCTTGGTTGACACACCACATAAGAACTTTAGTAAACTGATCTGAAGTAACATTGTCAGCATTTTCGATAGGAACAGCAATAATAGATTTTCGATTACGGCGTTGATGTCCAGATATCATATTTATGACACGACGTATACGGTTAAAGTTGAACTGACGTTTGCGATTTGCCGGCAGATTACCATACAAATCATTCCATAAAGTTTGATCACCTGATTCAAAACGAGTGTCTGTATCTGCTTCACCCCAAAAACTCTGATTAATGGTAATACTTTGTGCATAGAACGCTTCCATGCGGGCTAAAATATCTTGATGCTTCTCATCGTAATATTGCGGGCCCAATTGTGGAAATAAAATAGCACACCTCCCTTCCATTTGTAAATTTAATTAACTACAAACAATATAGATTAGAGGTGTACAATTCCGCTAGTTTTTGGGATAATACGTATGATTTGTAGACAGCCAGATAAGTACCCGGCAGAACTGGTGTTATAGAAATATAACGATTGAATTATACTTGCTCAGTAAAATGAGAGTTAGAGGTAAGTAGATATATTAGGTTCGAATCCTAACCCAAATCAAAATTTATAATCAAATAAATCTTTACACTTCTTAGAATAACATTTCTTATAAATCATATAAATAACAGTTCTAAATCTAGTTCTATGACAAACAAAACATATAGATTTATATAAATCTTCTCCCTTAAATTCTCCGTATGGTAAATCATCTAATATCAGAAAATGTTTAATCTGTTTTACATATTCTACTTTTTTTCCATTACGAAAAGTCCGTATCATCATTTTTATGTCCTATAACTACACTGTGGATAAATCTTAGCTATTTTCATATGACACTTAATACATTTCTCTGGATGAGTTCCACGTAAATAGTTATTTCTAATGTCTGTCTTTGTTGTACCACATTCACATTGCACAATCACACCAAATGATCCTCGAACCTTTTTATCAAGCTCTTCTATGACCGTCCATTTACCGTACTTATTACCAAGTATAGATATCATCATATCCTTATTGCATAGTATAAAGTGATTCTATTTCTGAGAGAGTTGTCGCATGTTCAGGATTCTTATCCTGTCTTATTCTAATAAACTTAGGTTTTATGATAAAGAAAGGTGATCTCTTCGATTGTGATGCTTCTATACGATCATAAGAAACTTCCATTACAATCTTAGGATATACATAAAACTCACATGGAATCATACAAACAATTCTATGATCTTTGATACTTGTTTTATGTATATATTGAGACATTGTATCATCTTTAAATGATTTTATGAGTCCAATAGAAATAAATTCATCTTGCTTATCATCATAACAAGCCAATATAAATCTATTATCTTCAAATCCAATGAATACTAAATCTAATGTATCCATCATTTTATTCTAAAACTCTCGGAAATATTGAAAACATCTTATGTATCTTACGAGCACATTTAGAACATTTATCAGGTGGATTAGTTTTTATAAAGAAATATTTAGCCATGATACGTATAGTTCCACACCTACACTGACATGTAACAATATCACGTCCATGCTTTCTTTTACCACTATCATCAATAATGGTCCATACTCCAAACTTCTCTCCAGTAATATTCCTAGGTTCCATTAGTAAATCCTATGATTATCGTTAAAGAATCCTTGCCCTATTCCTAATCCATCACTCCCATAACCCTGTGCTTGGCGATAACGTTTCTCAATGTCCTCTGCCGTTGATTGTTCATCACGGGATCGACTTAAAGATAAAACAAGATACCTAAAAGCATCTGCATAATGAGAGTTGTGAACTATGGCACCATTCGCTAACGAAAAATGATGCGCATCCTCAACTTCAATATCATAAACATTCTGCTTTTCGTTTAGCAATCTTACCGATTCTATAATGAGTGGCTTTGCAGTTGGTATGGCAGAATTTTTGACTATGCGGCCCTTTATTAACCAATCCTTCAAATATTCTTCCACACTGAAGACATTCCATTGGAATTCGTTCTCGCTTCTCCCATGATTTGCATCTAACCGCTTGATTAGAATGCCATTTTCTTCCTTCTTCAGAACTATGCCATTCTGCAGTCTTATCCCTTGCAAGCTTAGACAATCCCTTTCCATTAGGTCTAGGATGCTTAAGATGTTCAAACCTTGGTAAACATTCCAAGTTATCAAGTCTATTGTTTTTTGGATCATTGTCCTTGTGGTGTATATCACATTCTGGTGGAATTGTACCGAAAGCAGACTTCCAGACATCTCTATGTAATCTTGATCCGCCCCTAGAGAAATACTTTTCATTGGGCCATATTTTATACAATGATCCTGAGAAGTATGTTGTGACTGTATCGACGAGGATTGGATCACTGTATTCTTTGTTAGGGATTCTGCTGATTTCCAACCGTTTTCCGTTAGAAATAAATGCTCCGGCGTACATTTCACTTTCGTACCGTCTTGGAATGTTACTTCCACAAGATCCGCATTTTCCTTCGACATCCATGATGCTTTGCATTTCTTCCACCCTTTTAATGTTAATAATTCATCACCTATATTAACATCCATAATACGACGCATTCCGGTACGCGTCAACAAAAGAGTATCTCCAACAAAGCAGTTATTATCATGCAGCGGTTTCTCTCTATAAACTTTGCGCTTTTCATCAAACTCTTGTCGATAATTCTCAAGAGCTCTAATTAATGGTTTGCAACGCTCTTCATCAAACCACATCTTTGGTAAAGCAGATCGAACTGCTTCGATACCATCTTCAATTGATAACATAGGAAGAGCAGATTTAGTTCCTGCTTCACGAGTTTCAAACTTTAAACCTAACTGCTTTGCTTTCTCTAAACGAGTCAATCCTGATCCAAATTCTTTAACAGCAATATCATGAGGAGCCCAATGCTTATCGTACTGATAAGGCTTATCCATAACAATATTAACATAGTGCTCTAATCCTTCTTTGTTCTTCTCATAACAATCAATGATATGAACAACTTGTCCTATAATCTGAAAGAATATTATACACGTAGAATCTCGAACACCGATATCAAAAGCTGTTGAAACTCTAAATTGTGGTTCCCATCTGACTTTTCCAATCTGGCCATTAAGTCTTAACTTATCAATATATTTAGCATAATAAGAACCTTCAGCTCCTTGATCAAAGGAACAATAATATTCTTGTTGTACTAAATCAGGACTTACAAGACCATCATCAATATCTTGTTGAATCATTTCGATGGGAATATGTTTTGTATCTGCAAGGCTTAACTTTTGGCAAAACCATTCAGATGAATATTGAGAAATATTATACATATTCCAAAACTCATTCTTACCTCGAGGAGTTGAAACTATAATAACAGAGCCACCATTAGCATTAATAATAGGCATAACAAACTTAAAAGCATCGGGATCTGCAAGCGCAAACTCAGAAAAAACTAACATACGAGGATTAGTACCAACAAGAGAGGTATCATATGAATCAGATCCAATAATTTGAATAATAGATCCATTAACAAGTGTTATCTTCAACTCTTGAGAATTCGTTGCTTTAACAAGCTCTGGTGGTATAAAGTCTATGAAACGCATCCCATCGTTCGTAATAGAATCCCAAATAACTTTACGACCTTGTGAGAATGTAGGAAGAGCATACATATAGACGCCAACTTTTCTAACTGCTTGTCGTATCATAAGATTCCAACAAACAATGTCTTTGCCTGACCTTCGACCCCATACAAGCAGCATTTTCTTAAAGCCTCTATTCTCAAAGGCGTCACAAGCAGCTAATTGATATGGTCGAGGTTGAAACTTATCGAGATGAATCTCCGTCATTATACTCATTGTTCTCCCTTTTTATTCCCATAAACTGTAAATCATCTTTACGCTTTAATCTGCTTTTGACGAGATATTCAATTAACTCCAGCATACAAGTCTGTTCCATCTCATCAGTCTTCTTTGCCCGAGTCTCAGAATGCTTATAAAAGCTATCTTTTAAGAAATCCTTATTCTGCTTGCTCAATGACTTGTCCTACCTCTTGAACAGTATCTACTGTAGGTATAGCATCATCTTGTTCAAATTCATCAATAATTGATGCTGATTTAATTAATCTTCTGCTCTCAAGATCTTCAGTCGTATTACTAAATAAACCTTGAGTCTTATACTCAACTGTTGAACCATCTTCTAACTCAAATCTGTATACATACATTTTCATTTAATGCCCTTTAATCCACAAGAATAACAATTACATATATGACTAATTAACTTCTTATCTATAGCAAGCTTTTGGTTCTTAATACAATACTCTACAAACTCATTTACATCTTTATCTTCAAATAATGAGACAGCAATATCATGAGCTGGATGAATCACATCATTTAGAATTGTAAGTATGTGACTCATAGTTTCAATGACTTGAAATTCTTCTTTTGTCTTTGTTTTAGCTGTTTCTTCGTTAATATCCATTTGCTTTAATTCAACAGCCAATGCAGACATATGTTGAAAACAAGTCGATAATATGTCTCTTAACACTCTTTTGAGATGAGTCTTGCTATCAGCTTTATGCATATTAATCCTTCACTTTAAATTAAATAAGATAGTTACAAACCATAAAATAAAAGACATCGAAAAACAAGCTACCGTCAACGAAAATAAAATTGTAATAATAGTTACTACCATGAGTTATTCTTCATAATCATCTCCAATATTCTTTGTATTTACACGTACTACGCGTTGATCACCTGTTTGTTTATGAATTTGGGCAGCCACTTCTTCTGGAGATAGTTTAGAAAGAGAGATAACTTCAATGTCTTGTGCATGTGATGAAGGAAATCGCTCAATAATAACCACACGCCCTTCAGAAGAAATTTCATCTTTCATTTTTGAAAGTTTTAAAGTTTCGCAAGCAAATATTTGGTCATAGTATCCCAGTGTTCTATGAATAGTGCCTTCTGAAAATTGACGTGTCATAGCGCCTTGTTCTCTTCTGCTTCCAATGCGTCTTAAAGCGAATTCATGAGCAATCTTAATCTCAGGATATTTTTTAACCCAATCGTAATAAACTTCAGGAGTATAACCACGAGCATCTGTATAATCAACCATTCTTAAAGAATCTTGAAGTTGTGCCCATTCCATAATCCTAGAAGATTCTTGCTCTATAAATCTCTTTGTAATTGGAGACATTTGCCTAGTAAACATATTGTAATACTCTCCAAGAAATAAAAGTTCTACTTTGTGATTTTCTTCATCAGAGGCGTTATTACTACTCAGTTTCTTTATATTTTTATTTGAACTATTGTTATGATCATTAGATTTCTTCATTAACTCTCTCCTAAAAAGTAAACTTGAAAGTTATTTTCTTCTGTTATTAGCCTGTTCTTTATCAACGGTCCACTTACCATAGCGATTCATATTATATCCTCAAAGAAGAAAATTGTTTTTGCAACCTCTCCATATATCTTTTTAGCTGATACAGAAGCGACTATTGCATCATCATTATAACAAGCCTTAGACAACTCGTCCAAAGTTTTTTTAAGCAAGTTGTCAATATCCGGAGTAAATGAATGAGGCTTTCCAATCATGGATTCACGCTTTTTTTTAGAATAAGATTTAGGTATTTCAAAGATGTAGGTAATTTGTAAATGAACTGGCTGAGTTATTAATGGCAATTTACCATGTTGTCTCTTTATTTCTAGATGATTTATAAGTTTTTCTGATTTTTGATCATCGTAAACTCTTCCCTGAAAGAACCTAACTCTATGCAAAGGCTGGGGATTTCCTAATAGTTGATATTCAATCATAGTTACCTTTAAAAGGGAGAATCCCCAAATCTTAATTCTTGTTCTCGATGATATTTGTCTGTGTATTTATTAATAAGAAATTGTATATAAGGCTGAGATGCTCCAACGGTAGAATGTTTAAAATCTTTAAGATTTTGTATACGTAAAAGTAAATTGGGTTCATCTGTTATTTTACGAACATCTTCTAGAAACTTTACTGGATCATGTACAAGTTTATAAACTGGTGATTGATGTTTGTTTGGTTGTTCTTTTTCCCAAGTCTTTTTAAGTCGATATGAATCGCTCATAGCATTCCTCCGAATAAACCTCTGAATAAGTTAACGAAATCTTGATCTTGACTTGCTTCTACCAACTTTTCTTCTTGTTCTTTTTTGTATTGATCATCTAATAAATTCTGTTGTATTACGT